TTGCAATGGCAAACTCCGAGCGATTGGGTATTGCACAGGCTACAGCTATTGATCGTGTCGCGCGTTCTGCACTATTTAACTCATACATGGGTGGCAATACTGTCGTTACTGTAACTTTGGGATCAGCAAATGCCACAGTTAACGTTGATGATACGCGTGGATTTCAAACTGTCGTAGTGAACGGAAACGTTATCGCTGTTTCTGGTTCTAACCCGCTTCCCGTATTTATTAACGGCACTTTATATGCAGTTGTTGCTTTTGCTAATGATGTTAGCAACGTATCGAGTGCTGCAACAACTGGCGGTACTTCGGGAACAATCACAGTAGCTGCTGCAACTATCACAATTCCACAAGGAACTTTCACAACGCCTGCCACTGTTAACACAACCAATGGTACAGCAGGTCGTGCAGTTATCGGTGTATATGCTCCATTAATTCTAAGACCGAACGGCAGAACTACTACAGCTGCAATTCAAAGTACTGACTTGTTAAACATGACCACTATTCTAAATGCGGTTTCTTATTTGAGAAACAACGCAGTAGATAAGATTAATGGTCACTACAACATGTATTTGAACTCGACATCTATGAATGAGCTGTACCAAGACCCTGAATTCCAGATATTGAACCGCGGTGTAAGTACTCGTGATCCTGTTTACGAGAATGCATGGATTTATGACGCCTTCTTAGACGTTCGTTTCGTAATGACGACTGAAACTTACGTACAGCCTCCCCAACTTTCCGCTCCTGTTCCTGTAGCTCAAACGATCCAACGTCCGATCATATGCGGTAAAGGTTCGTTGGTTGAAGGCATATTCACAAAAGGCTTAGACGCGATTAAAAACATGTCTGGCAATGTAGGCTCAATGCAACCTTTCCAGCCTGTAGTTGACGTAATGGGCGAACAATACAAGTACGAAGGCTTTTATCAGTATCTACGTAATCCCTTGGATCGTTTGGGACAAATTATCTCCCAGTCTTCTAACTACATTGGCGGCTTTACTGTGCCAACTGACGTGACTACAACTTCTGCAATTATCCCCACAGCTAGCAACGCTTATTTCAAACGCGCTGTGATACTTGAGACTGCCTAATGTCTGATAAAGAGAAAAAAGCAAAGGAAAAAAAGGAAAAGGAATTCATTGGCATATTACAGGGTAATTTCATGGAGTGCACCTCCCACGGGCCACACGTTACGACTAAAAATATAAAGGCGTGGCGAAGTGGGCAGATAATTTTTGAGAAAGAAAAAATTGAAACGCTGCTAAGTTTGGGCGCACCACTAGAAATTTACTATAAATATGTTCACGGAACAGCAGAAAGTTGACATCAGGCGGCATTGCGGCTTTCCAGTCTATGGTAATGGTTTAGACGCTTCGCCGCCTACGTTTGGTTATCGGTATTACCACCAGTATTTAATCCTGGAATATCGACTTGACAACATGGCGCCTGAAGAAGAAACCACGTTGATTGATAAATATTTAACGTATTGCAATAGTTTAGAGACGGATATCCCTACTGCTTCTGAGAACCTAGACACTGACCGCGCAGCAGTTTGGTATCACAACAAGCATGAAGTAAGAGACAGGTTCGCGCTCTATAAATTGTGGTGCACCCGCCTCATGGATTACCTCGAAGTGTGGGGGCCAGCGCGGCTCATGTCAGGGATGAGGATTGTTGTGTAATGAATGGCTATGGAATCGATCAAAAAATACGATTCGGCTATGCAAAGGCAGCGAAGAAGCTAGGGCAGACATTCGAATTATATCGCTCTGCAACGCCATTTACGCCGCTTGCAACGGGTAATCTGATTGGCTCATTGCCCGCAGTTGTAACGGTTGATTGGCAGTGGATGAAGTCGAATAAGCCAGGGAATGCGATATGGTGGATTTTGATTGATGGGCAAGACTCGTCCGCGCCATTAAGTGCACAAGAAGGTGATTATCTAGTTGGTGACCAAACATTTTTTATTCTGACTAAAGAATATCAAATGCCAATGTCAGCGGTTGAATGTAATCGCGTTGTAGACATTATACGACCTAGCCAGTCAATAGACGCTGGAAACCAGGGCTATGTTGCCTATACGCCTCCTACGTCAAACACGATTATGGAAGGCATGCCTATTTCGATTCTGAAAGATCGAGCGGGGAACATGGCGGAAAGCAAGCTGCCAACTGATACAGACCAGCCTCGCTGGATTATTCAAATGCCTAATCTGGGCGGTGTAAAGATATTAACGGGCGACATCATGATTGATGAAATTGGCGACAACTATGTGATTAGTCTAAATGAAGAGTCCGAGTTTGGATGGCGTCTAACCGCTAAACAAGTTGTAAATAACAAAGGCTGATATGGCGAGTTTAGGACAAGTTCTTTCCGTGTTAACGCAGAACGCCGCTAACGCTGTTTACCCTAATGGCTTAATGCAGCCATCAACCGCAGGGGTCGACACAACCATAATTTCAGGATGGCCGATCAGGAATAAAATAGACGAAGTATTGAGCGCAGGAAAAGCGTTAATTTCTGTTTTTCCTACAAGTAAAGTAAAGATCGTCACTAAATTTGAGCGCGTTTATCAGGAAATAACTGTTAACACGCCAACGTTAACGGCCACTGTACTGAATAACACAATCACGATTGGCGGCACTGTAAGCACTCCGCTATCAGTTATGGCTATCGTTAACAATATAGGCTACAGCTATCAGGTTCAAACTGGTGACACGTTAAATTCAATTGCTACGAACCTTGCTCTTTTAATCCCAGGGGCTACGGCGGTAGCAAATGTGATCACGATAACAGGCGTGTATAGCCTAGACGCGAAAGTAATTACGACTGGCACGGCTGCTTACGAGCTTTCAAGGCAGGAAAGGGTGTTTTTAGTGCGATGTTGGGCAACAAGTCCAACAATCCGCGATAACTTAATGAACCCTATAGACATTGCGTTTAAGGTGAATTATCGCATTGTTTTGCCCGATGGATTTTATGGCATTGTTTTCCCTATGGAATCGCCGCAAC